TAGACACCGACGAGACCAAGGCTATAACCTCGTGGGAAAAGATCCGTAAAGGCAAAGAGCTCAATAGACCAGAAGCGAAGAACCTTATTGGCTTTTTCAACTTTAACATAAAGCTAGAGAAAAAAGACACCTATAGAATAGACGACCTTGGGCTTCCGGAAGAAGCTAGATCCAAAGACTGGATGGCAATACTAAAAGGCTTGCCACCCGATGAACGAGAATATCTAAGATCTTGCATGCGTAATGGCGAGAAGTTCACCGACAAACCCAGAATAACAATTTCAACAATACACCAAAGCAAAGGTGGCGAAGCTGACAACGTGGTATTGATTACCGACATGGGAAAGTTAAGCTGGGACAACCTAGGAAGCGATGAGGAGAACAGAGTATGGTACGTTGCATTGACCAGAGCAAAGGAGAATTTGTATCTTGTACAGCCGAGAGGCTTGAGATATTTTTCCATCTAATTTGTAAACCATTGTTTTTAAACGAATCAAAAGTGTTTACATCTCTGTGTAGAAAAGATAGAATACTTTTATGATTACTGAGAAAGGAAAAATCATGAATACTGTAACTTATACTCTTAATCCGAAGAGCCTTGTTGTAAAAGGCTATGAGTCCGAAAAGGTTGCTCGCTCGATGGGCAACGGAGTTGCTTTCTTTAAGAACGCTGATGAGCTTCTTGCCGATCGCAGCGTAACAGGATCCCTGCTCGTTAAAGCATACAACGAGCTGACTGATAAGCCTGTTAAAAAATTCTCTGATAACAAAACTGCTGCCAAGCGTTTTATGGATGCTATTGCTGATATCCATGTAACGACTACACCTTTCGATGGAGAACCTAAAGTGAAGTCACCACCTCAAATTGATGCACTCCCAGGAATGACACCTCTCGGTATTGCTGAACCTAAAAAGGTTGCCAAGCCTCGTGGGTCTTTCGCAGGTCATATGATCAAGATCCTAGTTACCGAGAACCCTCGCAAGGCAAACACCAAAGAGGTTTCCGGATATGCTTCTTTTAACCTTCTGTTAAAGCATGGTGCCGACATGCCTTATGAGTATTACATCAAAGAAGGTGGTCGCTTGCAGGATCTAAAGTGGGACATCGACCACGGTTGGGCTGAGACCTATGGTGAATAAGATCATAAAAGAGATCGAGGGGTTCACCATTGAAAGTGGTGTCCCCTTAACCGACGCATCTAAGTCTAGGGACAAGTGGGCGAGGTTAGTGGCAGGGATGTCTATCGGAGACAGTGTTGTTCTTAAAAAGTCAGGCGACGTTGTTTCCTTTAGAATGATGTGCAAAAAGCAAGGCTTCAGTTGCAAGTCTAGATCCATTAGAGACAACGAGGGACAATCAACCTCGGATGTAAGAGTTTGGAAATTAGAAAATGAAGATTAAAATCATATCAGACGACAGAGTTTCGTCAGGGAAAAATTTATCTAGGGTCGCTTGGGAGCTATCACGCTCCCCCGACGACACCACCCCATTAGACACGATCCTATCTATCGACGCACCAGTCAACGAGATACCATCTATTGTGATGAGTATTGAGTGCACTATATTAGAGCGAGAAATATTCGCCTCATTCAGAGACCACGTTATGTGGGCAAGAACCTCTAGAGTTGACGCACCTTCCGAGTTCACTGTTCCGGATTACTTTAAATATTCCGAGGTGATGGATGATATCATAATGCTAAAAGACAAAATAAAAGTAGATATGGACGCAGGTGTTATTCAGGACGAGTATCGGTTGCACATGCCTATTTGCGCAACAACCTCATTTACCACTAGGCTGTCTTGGAGAGGCTTAATAAAAATTTATAAGTTTTATGAAAAGCTCGCAAAGATTGATCCATATTTCGTTATTGGTAAAACCGAGATGAATAATAAATTTCAGTTACACAAGTATGCTGACAACTATAGTTATGTCGATCCGATACCTATGATTCAAGAGCATGAAATGGTAAGTGGTGGAATTGGACCAATCGTTACTGTGTTTCAGGAAATGACTATTGGCTTGAGAGCTCAGGTTGTTCGCCATCGAAACTATACAATCAAAGACAACCTTATGGAAATAATAACTGCTAAGGATTGCTGGACGAGAACTCTCGGTGACAAGATTAAAATATCTATTTCAGCTGAGATTGAATTCTGGAAAACAGTTGTAAATAAAAGGCAATGTTGGATTGCTCAGTATGGTATTTGGAAAAACATCATAGTTGTTGCGCAAGAATACATACCTATAGGTGAGCAAGACTTGCCATGTAATAAAGGCTTCTGCCCTTATACTAGGGATGCCGAGTTGAGGCATACCGACGACGATCCTGGAGCACCTTGCCCCATTCATAGTGACTTAACCTCTACACCCATCGACCCAAAGTACATGGACATGGTGCGTATTGAAGCAAGTTACAGACCTGCCTTTTGGCAAAAACACATAGATAAACTGGAGGACGCATAATGACTATGAAAATTTATTTGGCTGGACCATTTTTTAATCCTAAACAGATCGAGACGATCGAGGCTATCGAAAATGAATTCGATAAGTATGGTTTCGATTACTTCTCACCTCGGAAAAGCGGTGGTGTTATTGGTCACCTTTCACTAGAGGACAGAACCAAAGCATCGAAAAGCATTTACGACAGCAACATTAACGCAATGATTGATGCTAATGTTTTATTCGCTATTGTAGATGGCAGGGACACAGGCACAGTTTACGAGATGGGATATTTCCGAGCCTTGACCGATCACTTTAAATTCAAAAGCGAAAGCAGTGCAGCTGAACACAAACGATATTCAATAACCTATACCAACGAGAACTTTGGCTTGAATATTATGCTGAAGGAAAGTGTAGATGCACACATTATCGGAGTTGGTGACCTGCAAAAGTTCGCAGGACTTTCCGCTAGAGCTTGGGACAGACCAAAAGGTCGGTCGATGTCTGCTGGAATAGACTGGGAAGACCATATTGGTCGCAGGGCAAAAGTCCTAGAGCAGTTTCAGAACTTCAATCCGGATGTTGAATAATGGATATTGTAAAGCTATTCAGCGTATCGCAAGGCATGTCAGCAATACAAAGGTATTCCCAGCTGCACTTGCTCAAGTCTGAATCAGTGATGGAGCACACAGGCTTTGTGTGCCTCTTCACATACACTCTATGCGAGGAGATCAATTCGGTCTCCTCTGCCAAAAATAAGCTGGATGTCGGAATGGCTCTGCAAAAAGCAATCGTGCATGACATCGACGAAGTTATAACAGGTGACATCCCAAGACCAACTAAATATTACAGCGATGAGTCTGTTGCTGTATTCAAAAAGATAGCGGAAGCTGGCATTGACCAGATAATTAATGAGTTGAGAATAAACAGCAGGAACATGAAGACCAACTGGGAGCAGTCTAAGGCTGGGAAGGAAGGTATGATTGTTGCGTTGGCTGATCTATCCTCGGTAATATACAAGCTCTGGGAAGAGATATTAATGCTTGGCAACAAGAAACTTTTCAGGCAAGCTAATGAGGTAAAGAACTTCTTAGGAGACTTTAAAAATAAAATAGCAAATGGCGGTTGGTTTGCACCAGAACAGGAGCACATTATTGATGTTGCTTTAGATCAGCTCTATACAATACTTAACGAGATTTCGAAAACCTCCGACCCAATACACGGAACATTCAAAACATTCGAAGTCGACACAATGGTACACCACAGATAAAAGGAAAAAATATGGCACATCATAAAGAAAAATATAATCAAAATTTTGTTAACAGAGTTCACGAGATGAGAGCTGTAAAATTTACAAATGAAGAAATAGGCAAAGAGCTAAACATTAAAGCAGCAGCTGTTACCTATATTCTTAAAAGTCGACCTTATGTAAAAACCTCTCCGATGGATGTTGTTTTAGAAGTTTTCCACGAGGAAGAAGAAAAAGAAAGCATGTCAGCTAAAATTAAAAAGCTATTAAAGTTTTGGCAAAAATAAACTTTATTTTTTAGCTGAAAAGGTTTAAAGTTCTACTATTGAGAAAGGAAGTCGAATGAATATTTTTTACTTGGACGCCAGTCCAAAAGAAGCAGCTATGATGCATTGCGATAAGCATTGCGTCAAGATGATACTCGAGACTGCGCAACTGCTAAGCACTGCGCACCGAGAGCTTGATGGAGACTGGTGGGCTGATAAGGTTGGCTTGTATAAGTCGACCCATAAGAACCATCCCTCCGCAGTCTGGGTTCGTGAAAGTTCCGAACACTACTGGTGGACACTAGGCTTGTTCGTATATCTATGCAAGGAATACACAGCTCGCTATGGCAAAACCCACAAGAGTGCGGAGCTTATGCAGTTGATTTGCATCGCACCTATGAATATAGAAGAGATTGGCTTCACAGAACCACCCCAGTGCATGCCTGATGAGTATAAGTGCGAGAGCACAACCGAGGCTTATCGCAACTATTACTTAGGTGAGAAGATGGGCTTTGCGAAGTGGAATTATAGTCCTGCTCCGGAGTGGTCTTATGCTTAAAATAGTTGGAAATGATATAGAGCTTGATGGCAACAAGATCGCAAGGCTCTTTGATATAAATGGCTTCCTGCGAGGTGAGCTTCAAGAAATGTTCGACAAAGCGAACAACTACAAAGAAGATGTAAGAAGCTCTTATGAGCTGGGAAGAGACGAGAAATGAATAGTGCTGATAAAAATTCACCGATCGCTTGCATGGAACAGGCTCTCGAGACATTCCGAGAGCGCAATAAGATATATGGCGACAACTACCACCAGCACGGCAAAGTCATGATGGCTCTGTTCCCGAATGGTGTAAACCTTTCAACTGAAAAGGAGTGGAACCGATTTGGCATAATCAACATGATTGTTTCAAAGCTCACTCGATACTCCCAGAATTGGCCAGGATCACACGAAGACTCCATCCATGATATGGGTGTTTATTCTTTTATGTTGCAATCTTTAGACAGCGAGGATAAATAATGATTATATTCGATCTTGAAACAACAGGCTTGCCAAAGGCTGAAGGCTCCGACCTAGACCTGCAACCTAGGATAATTGAGTTCGGTGCTATAAAGTACAACGATGCTCTTATCGGCAAAGGAGAGATGCGGGAGGACGCAAGGCTAGAGTTCTTTTGCAATCCTGGACACCTGCTCGATCCTAAGATAATAAAGATCACAGGCATAACCGACGATATGCTAAAGGACGAGAAACCATTCATAACCAAGGTCGATGAGCTGACGGACTTCTTCCTAGGTGAAAGAGACATCGTTGCACACAACTTGCCTTTCGACCGAAAGGTTTTAAGGTTCGAACTGGAAAGGCTCGACAAAGTAACTAAGTTCCCATGGCCACCCAACCACATCTGCACAGTTGAAATAGGCCAGAAGGTCTGGGGCAAGATGCGCAAGCTGGGAGACATTTACGAAGAGCTATTCGACGAGAAAATAGACGGTGCCCACAGATCAATAAACGATGTTGAGGCAACTGCGAGAATTGTTAACTGGTACATAGACAGAGGAGAATTGTAATGGCAATAGCATTAGCAGGTTTCGTTATTAGCTATATAATCATTGCGGTGATTATGTAATGCTTCACATAAGAACACGCACTGAATACTCTTTCCGCAAAGCGTATGGTCCAATTGCAAACATCATAGAGTCAGACGGTGGTGATGCAATAGGCATTGCTGATGCTGGGACGTGGGGGCATGTTCCCTTTAGTAATGCTTGCAAGAAGGCTGGAAAGAAACCAATATTCGGAGCTGAGATTTCAATTGTAATTGACTCGACCGATCGCTCTAAACAGACCGCAAACATGATGGCTTTTATTGCTAAGAATAATGAAGGCTTGTCCGAGATTTATGAGCTTGTTACAAGAAGCACGAGCAAGGAAAATTTCTATTACTTCCCGAGGCTCAGTTACTCCGACTTGTTCGATATATCCGAAAATGTAATTATCCTAAGTGGCACACACCCAGAGTGGGGACTGCTTCCTTTGACCAGAAAAGACGATCTTTACATCGAGATAAATCCAATGAGTTCTAAGAAGGCTCTAGAGTTTTGCGAGAAGAAAGGCTTCAAGCCAGTAGCAACCTCCGACAATTATTATCCTAAAGTCTCCGACCGCAAGGCTTATGAGGTTCTGGTTGGCATGAATAGGATGGAACGAACCAAGCCTATGCACCTTTTGAACGAACACGAGATGCTAGACTGCATCCCTTGGCTTCCGGACGAGGCAATACAGAACACTTACAAAATAGCAGACATGTGTAATGTTGATCTGCCTGTTGCTCAGATGATATCATTCACTCCTGAGAAAACTTTAGAGCAGATGTGCATTGATGGTGCTCCGGACAGAGGAATAGATTTAGAAGATCCAGTTTATAAAGCTCGGCTGAGGCGAGAAATAGACATGATCGCTATGAAGAAATTCGAGGACTATTTCTATGTGATTGCTGACATGATAAGCTATGCCAAGAAACACATGCTTGTTGGTCCAGCTCGTGGATCTTCAGCTGGCTCTTTGGTTTGTTACTTGACAGGGATAACGGATGTCGATCCTATAAAGTTCGATCTGCTATTTGAAAGGTTCATTGATGTTACTCGTGCTGACTTGCCTGATATTGATATTGACTTTCAGGATGATCGCAGAG